CTGGGTCTGAGAACGTACACCCATCTGCTCGGCAAGAACAAAAGCGTCCTTGTGTGCAAGTAGGCAGATACGGTCAGCACCAGAGCTTCCAGCACCGCTATCAGCATTAGTTGATACATAAGACATTACACCATATATATCACCAATCATACCGTTACGGATTGTGTTTGCTGAACCTTGCTCACCAACAAATGCTTGCTCAGTAAATCGAGCAATACCCATAAGGACATTTCTTGTTGATGGTGGAACAATCATACAACGATCTGTCATTGGTACGTCAGCATCATCAAGTCGCTGGATAGAACGTCTGATACCTGCATCAGTCAACGCAGCAGCGTTAGATGATGAAGAGTTATAGACTGTTGTACCGTTAGAGCCAATGAAAGCGTTAGTGGTTGAAGCTGCTGTAGAGTAAGCAGTACCTGAACCAACTGCTCGACCAAGCTGAATCAAGTCAGTATCAACTTGTTTAGCTAAAGCGTAACCAGCGTCATCAGTGTAGAACTTACGCAAAGAAGCGAGTGCCTGTGTTTCTACGATGTCCTCAATCAAACGTGAGTATTCGTAGTGCTTGTCGATAGCAACTTGCTGTTCTGTCTCAGTTGCTGCAATCAGTGTAACCTGAGTTGAAGCTGCTTTAACAGAAGCAGAACCACGAGTAGGCTTCGGAATGTGAAGCGTATCGCCCTTCTTACCTTTGAAAGACATCTTGCTGAACATGTTTGCAGCAACAAGATTAGCCTTATATGCTGCGATAATTTCGTCACTCCAAATCTCTGGGATAAACTTATCCGCAGTGGTCTTGGTGACATGATTAGAACCTAGTGCCATTTTTTATTTCCTTTCAATTATTTGACACGTCCCTCCGCGTATGCAGCCATAATTTCATCTGACATAGCTTCGTAACGTGCGGGATCACGTAAACGTAAGTTAATTAGATCAGCCCTTCGATAAGTTTTTCTTGATGACGGTGCAGGTGAACCAGTATTTACAGCAGCAGTTCGTAAACTCTGTTGTGTTCCTTTCTTTGATTCAGCAACTAACTCAGGACTAGAAGTTTCTTGTGGTTGGCTTGGATTCATCATGTTCCAAGTGGAAAGTAATTCAACAGCAGACTCATAATCAAACTGTGAATGCGCTTCAGTAAAAAGTCTAGTTCTTACTGGTGACGCTTTTATCCATTCAAAAAACTTAGGGTCTTGCGTTACTTCATTAAAGTTAGGAAACTGTTCCATTAATCGCTGAGTTACCTGTTGTTGCTTCATTGACTGAGCTTGTTGCCTAGCCTCAGCAATAGCAGGATGTTTTTCTACAGCTTGATTAACAGCACTTACAGGGTCAGAAAAATAATCGACTTCTGTATCTTCTTCTTGCGGGGTTTCAACGGCTTTCTTTTCTTCGAGTTGTCGTTTCAAAAGTTCGTCAGCTAGTCTTCTAACTTCACCAACTTCTTGAGCTTGTTTGCCAATTAACTTTTCAGCTTCTTGGTGCATCTTAACAATGTCTTCAACAGACTTGTTTTGATACTTGTCAGGTATAGCAACTTCAGGTTTCTCCTCTACAGCAGGTTCTTCTGCTACTTGTGGTTCCTGTTGTTCTTCTTGACCTAACTCTTCAACATTAGTAAACTCAACTTCTTCCTCTTGAACCGGATCTTCAAATTTAGCCATATAGTCTCCTGTCACGTTTGTGATTTTAGGAATTAAAAAATATCACCAGACGCTAACCCTCTCTGCGCTTGTTGGCGATTCTTGTTGCTTCTTCGTGCTTCCTAGCCCAAGCATCTGCAGCAGTAGGAAAATCACCAGTGATTCCCTCTAGTGCAATACGCGGTGCTGAAATAATACGAAGAGACATACATTGACAAACAGGACACTCAATAGCATTTACCTCTGAGTCAATATATTCTTCTGTGATGTGACCTTCGCCACACCTAAATTCAAACATTCTCTTACTCATTGTTAAGTTGCTCCCAGGCTTCTTCAGAAAGTTTTTTGAGAGTTCTAATCCAATGTAGAACGTCTAGCTGTCCTTTGCGAAAGTTTAAATCTTCAAGGCTTTGCGTAGCCATTAGATTGTTTCTTTCTTCAATCATTACTTCAACATCTGCCAACAAATCTTTGTAACCTTTTGTTGACATCATGTCGAACCTTGCTTCATAATACTCTTGGAGTTCTTTATCCAAAGTGGAGTTCTCCTAAATGGTTTTAACAGTACTAAGAATATACCACAAATTGACTTAAAAGTCAAGCTTTATTTTGCTGTTGCATAGCTACTATTTTTTCATTAGAGTCTATGTCTTTTTCTTTTAGCAATACTTCTGCAGTCTTAACACGTTTATCAAACTCTTGTTTATCTTTTGTATTAATGTTTGCAGTCAGTGTTCTAATTAAATCAATCTTAGCCTTGTCATCAAGTAACGCTGTTTCAGCCATAATCTTTTGCGCTCTTGCCTGTGCTTCTTGTGCGTCAGCAGCAGACTCTTGCGCTCTAGCATTCAACTCATTAGCTTGAGCCTGTACTAGACCCATCTGTAACTGAGCTTGTTGTTGTTGCATTTCTTGAGCTTGTGGATCAGGCTGTGACATTTCATCTAACTGGACCATTAACTGTTCTTTGTTTAACAGACCTGATGTACCTATAATACTTCTAAGTAGTATAGGAACAATAGGTGAGTTAGGTCCAAGCGTTTGCATCAAACCAATAAGCTGTTGCTGTTCGTGTTCCTTAGTAATAGCACCAATAGAAGACAACGTAGTAAACTTAAAGTCTTGCATTGGGTAACGATCAGGATCAAACTGCATATAACGGTGTGCAACTTTTTTAACCATTGGAATGATGAAGTCATCCTGAAACGATGCCATTGCCACACGATTCTTCTTGACAATAGCAGACATAGCTAACGACATACCCATACCGTTGTTTTGTCCCCCTCCTCCTGCTGCACTCTTGACCAACTCTGCCGAGTCTAGTGTGCCTGTTGCTTGCAGCAGCATTGCTTCAAAACCTTTTGCTGTTTCATAGTTAGAAGCATCCGTACTCCCGAACTTAAACGGTTGTAAGATTTCTGCAGGGTTTCCATTAGTTAGGATGTTTTTACCAGGTCTAACTTCGAACTTCATACCTCTCGGTAATCTTGTCGCATCAATACCCATCATAGGCGCAGTAGTTAACGCCAGAGAGTCCATATGAGAGCGTAGCTGGGCATCAATAGCTTTTTGCATGTTGTACCCCTTCTCGACTGTTCCAACGCCGTAGAAGAGTCCTGGACGAACCTCAGGTCTATATGCAATAATCGGTCTGTCTTCCATCATATATGGAGAAGCCTCTGCTTTTAATAACTGACCGTCATTAGCAATAACAACAATAGCTTCTACCAGATCAGAAACAGTATCAGCAGCAGAGTTTTCAGGGAACAACTCAACAACTTCATCGTCTCCGTTCTCCAAGTCTTCTAAGTATTCTCTTGGTATAAGACCGTAGTAACGAATAATCTTAACCTTATCGTCTTGATAAGTAGTATCTTCCAAGTGACTAGGATCTAAATCGTCACCTTCGTAGTGTGGCTGTATATCTACCTTACGGTAAACACCAGACTCAATACCTTTAACAATCTGATACAAACTAACATACTCTTCTACTGCAACACCCATCGAGTCATCAATAGCATCAGCATTAGGATCAATCAGTAAGTTTCTTGGATTAACAGGCTTTACTTTTACTACAACTTTTTCTTGTTCAGTAACACCTACAGCAGCCATACCCTGTTCTCCAGGCATTTGCTGTGTAGTAGGTACTCGTTCCATTTCAGTCTTAACTAAAACTTCACCAATACCCGTACCGTAGATTTCTGCTAGTTTAACAATAGAACTGACGTTGTTAATGTATGCGTTGTTATGTGTATCTTCTAACAGAAGAGCTTGCATTATTTCAACATCAGTTCTATCTTGATCTAATCCGTCATCAGTTATTTCAAACAGTTTTCCGGATCCAGCAAAGCCTTCCATAGTTTCCGCAACCCTGTTATCAACAGCTTGACGGGTAGCAGGACTAATGATTTTACTACGCTCACTGTCCCTTGTACGATCTTCCGCGCTCCAAACTCCATAGTATATCCTTTCATATTCATCCCACT